TGGTCAGCTTTATACTAAGTGCCGTCGTTCTGGGTATACTAATATATGCTCTGCAGTACTTGTTGACGAGGCAACCCAGGTTAAAGACAAGCTTATGGGTATACAGTCGAAAACTGGTAAGGATGCTCAAGAGAATATTTTTATGAAGAAAGTGGTTTATATGTTTAGGAACTATCCTTTCTTTTTTAAACCAATACAAGATGGTACAACTAATCCACGTATGGAGTTAGCTTTTAGAGAACCATCAAAGCGTATCACTAAAAACAATAAAACATCTCAAATGGGTGAAGCGCTTAACACAGTTATTAACTGGAAAAACACAACTAACAATGCATACGACGGTGAGAAGCTACACATGTTGTATTTAGACGAAGCGGGAAAATGGGAAAAACCAACAGACATAAGGGACGCTTGGAGGATTCAGAGGACTTGTTTGATCGTAGGGCGAAAAATAATAGGAAAAGCTCTCGTAGGAAGCACAGTAAATCCAATGGACAAAGGAGGAAAAGAATACAAAGACCTATGGAAGGATTCGAACCCTTTGGAGAGGAATGCGAATGGGAGGACTAGGACAGGGCTGTATAGGCTATTTATACCAGCGCAAGATTCTTTAGAGGGATTCTTTGATAGGTATGGAATGCCAGTAATAGATACACCAGAAGAAACTGTAGAGGGGTTAGATGGGGAGGATATAACCATAGGTGCAAAGAATTATTTAAAGAACGAAAGGGACAGCCTAAAGCATGACGCTTCAGAATTAAATGAGATAGTTAGGCAGTTCCCTTTTACTACCGACGAAGCTTTTAGGGATAGTATTGAAGGTAGTTTATTTAATATAGGAAAGATATACGAACAAATACAACACAATGATGAGCTCTTCCCTAACCCTATTGTTATTGGGAACTTTCATTGGAAGGGGGGAGATAAAGATACAGAGGTTGTTTTCTCTCCTGACCCGAATGGCAGATTTCGTATAGCTTGGCTCCCCCCATCAGAATTACAAAATCAAAAAAGAATTGAGCGTGGTAAACGCTTACCCCCTAATGCAGAGCTAGGAGTAGGTGGGGTAGACTCCTATGATCTTGATGCCACCGTCGATGGACGGGGATCTAAAGGAGCGCTACACTTATACAATAAATTTCATATGGAGTATCCGTCGAATACGTTTGTATTAGAATACGCATCCCGCCCGCCTCTAGCTAAAATATTTTATGAAGATGTTTTAATGGCCGCTGTGTTTTATGGTTATCCTATATTAATTGAAAACAATAAGTACGGTATCGCAAGACACTTTGAATCAAGAGGTTACGATGGTTACTTAATGGACAGACCTAGACATTTATTAGCAGCAAATTCATCCACAATAAAATCCAAGACTAAAGGTATACCATCTAACTCTCAAGATGTAATACAAGCTCACGCTCACGCTATTGAATCTTATATACATAATCATGTTGGCATTAACTACGACACTGGAGAAATGGGGGGTATGTATTTCAATAGAACTTTAGAAGATTGGATTGGATATCAAATAAACAACAGAACAAAGTTTGACCTTACTATTAGCTCTGGCTTAGCGCTTTTAGCTGCGCAAAAAGCTAGACTTAAAAAAGCTCCTTCTGATATGAGTGATAAAGTTTTTCTTAGGAGGTTTAAGGCTTATTAATGATAATCATACGTTTAGTATATTTGCAGATAATGCGCTTATTAGAAATCAATGTATAGTAGTAACAACAAGAGTAAAAACACAAAAGGATTTCCAGACCCCTTAGCTCCATCAGAACAAAAAGCCACACAGGAATATGGTGAGCAGTTTGCTAAAGCTATCGAATCTCAATGGGGTAGTGACACTGATTCTAAATCTTTATTTAAAACAAAGAAAGATACTTTTGCCAGAAGTAGGAAATACGCTAACGGTACTCAAGATACAACGCCGTATAAAAAACTTTTAAGTTCTTTAGATCCTAACGGAAACAATGGAACGCTACTTAACCTTGATTATACCCCAGTTCCTATTCTACCTAAGTTCGCTAAGATAGTGGTAAATAACATACTGTCTAGAAACCCTCAACCAAATGTAGAGGCAATAGACCCCCTGTCTTCTTCTCAAAAAGATATGGAGAAAAAGAAAATTGAAGCTCAGGTATTAGCAAAGAAAGAGTTGCAGAATCTCCAGGAGAAAACTGGTATGACTATAAACAATGAAGACCCCAGTCAAATACCAGAAACGCTAGAAGAGGCTGAAATTTTTATGGGGACTAGCATTAAAACCGATGCTGAAATAGCTGCGCAGATAGGAACAATGATGACATTAGAGTGGAACGATTTTAATGATGACACTCTTAGAAGATGCGTGAATGATCTTGTTACGTGCGGCATGGCTGTAGTTAAAAGAAATAATGATCCTAACTACGGTATTAAAACTGAATATGTAGACCCAGCTAGGTTTATACACAGTCACACGAATGACCCTGGAATGAATGATTTAGTTTACTCAGGTCATGTTAAAAGGATAAGCATTCAAGAATTAAAGCGAATTGCTGGAGATCAGATATCTGAAAAAGAGTATGAAAAAATTGCTCAGCACATTTCTAATAAATATGGTAATGATTCATCTGCTTTAAACTACAGCTTTTATGACGAATCAAGGGGGGCTACTACGTATGGTTATGACGAGTATATGGTTGACGTATTAGATTTTGAGTTCAAAGCTGTGGATTGTATTTATTTCGAAGAAAAGGAAAGTAAGTACGGCAATACAGGATTCTATTACAAGGGAGGAACATATAAAGAAAAGCACGGTTCTGTTTATGATAGAACGGCTCATCAAATGAATCTTGAAACTATCTATGGTGGCAGTTATGTATTGGGTTGCAACTATCTATTTAATTATGGTAGAACTCAAAACGTCCCTAAAAACGTCCATGATATATCTAGAGCTAAGATGTCTTACTCTGCTGTTGCTGTAAACATGGAGAACATGTGCCCTAAATCTTTAGTAGACAGCTGTATAGGTTTTGCAGATATGCTTCAACTTACTCACTTAAAAATTCAACAAGCTATAGCTAAGGCTAAGCCCGATGGATTAATGATTGATATTGAAGGTTTAGAGAATGTTCAATTAGGAAAAGGCGGAGAGCTTCAACCTCTTGAGCTTCACGATATTTATGAGCAGACTGGTGTATTCTACTATAGAAGTAAAAACCCAGAAGGCGGATTCCAAAACCCACCCGTTAGAGAAATTGGCAATAGCATACGTAACATTAACGAACTGATAGGATTGTACAACCACTATCTTCGTTTGATTAGAGATGCAACAGGAATCAATGAGGTTATGGATGCATCTACTCCTAAAGCCGATTCGTTAGTAGGTGTTAGAGAGCAAGCTATGCAAGCTAGTAATAACGCTATATATAATATTACTAACGCTTCTATGGTGTTGTTTAAAAAGGTTTGTTCTGACATTGTTAAGTGTTTACAAATACTGCCATCAGAATCTGTTGTATATAGAGTTTACGCTAACGCCATAGGAGAGAACAACATGAAGGTGTTGTCTTCCTTCAACGACCTGTCTATGTATAATTTCGGAGTGAAGGTTGTAAAAGAAATGGAGACTCAAGATAAGCAATCGTTAGAACAAATGATACAAGTTTCTTTAGGTCAGCAAGAAATAGACTTAGAGGATGTGTTGGCTATACGAGATCTTAAAGATATTAATCAAGCTCAAAGGCTTCTTATGGTAAGGAGAAAGAAGAGGCAGGCAAAGAAGCAACAAGAGCAGATGGCTATGCAGCAGCAACAACAGCAAATGCAAATGCAAGCTGAGCAAATGAAGCAACAGATGGAGGCTCAAAGAGTACAAGCTGAAGCTCAGATTGAAATGCAAAAGATTCAAGCTAAAGCCCAAGCGGAAATTGAAGTGAGTAAGGTTACTCATGAACAACGCAAAGAGATAGAGATGATTAGAGCTCAAGCTACGCTAGGGTTTAAGACTGACGATAAAGAGTTTAAAGAAAAGATAGAGGTTCTTAAAGAAGATAGAAAAGATGACAGAGTAAAGAAGCAAGCTATACAGCAGTCTAAGCTTATGTCTCAGAGAAAAGACAGAAGGGGAGAACTTGAGCCGACTCCAGAAGATCAAATGAATGCAACTATAACACAACTATTAGGAGAATAATAAAATGGCAACTACATTAAATTTAGACATAGCTCAAGAGCTTGATATTACTGTTCGTAAGGGCGATAGCTTTTCTTTTACTGTTACGGTTAAAGATTCAGATGGCAATGCTGTTGATATTAATCCAGCTAACTATACGTTTAATATGGATGTTAGAACGTCTACGGATAGATCTAGTAGAGACAATGTTATATTAAGTTCTGCTGGAATACCAGGAGGCCTTACGGCAACAGGTGCTGCAGACGGCACCTTAACTATTGAAGGAGGTGTTATATCTATGGATAACATACAGGAGGGTAGTTATATGTACGACATACAGTCTTTTAAAGCAGAAACATCTTTTTATCAAACTTGGTTTTTTGGTCAGTTTACAGTTAATGCTGATATCACAGACTACGATGCATAATGGCTATAAACTTTACAGCACCTAAAAGAAAAAATGTAGACTTATCATTTACATCTAGCACTGACGTTTTAGCAACTCTTACATCTTCTTTAGAAAGAGGCGTTACTGCACTTGAAGTAAACAAACCTCAGGGCCTTATTTTATCTTCACCTAATGATGCCGTTGATTTAGAAACTCTACTTGCAGATGCAGAGATAGCTTTCCAAGCTGATGGGCAAGGGTTTACTAATGGGGGTGATGTTACAGAGTGGACTAACAACGGAACTCTAGCTCCAAACTATAACGTCAAAAACACAACTGGTGGTCAGTATCCAACTTTTGATACCGACGATGCTGACAATCCATTCTCAACAACGGGCGCTATCTTGTTTAAAGACTCTAATATATCCACTGGTTCGAATCAATTTTTATCTTTCCGCGGTACTGGTAGTGGTATTAGCGCTCCTACTGTTCCTGCGCCAGGTGAAAACTTAGCGGCATACAATCAAACATATGGGCCTGAATATGAATCTGGCTCTGGGCCTTTTGCTATATATCAAGTCTTTGCGTACGAGACAGGATTTAATACATCTGTCCCGCCTGCTGTTACATCCAATGTTACGTCTAACAAGACACCTGCAACGCCTAGTTTTGAAGAGGGTGGTATTCTCTCAGCATTTACTCCAAATATGTACAGGCCCGCTATACAGCTTGAAAGTAATGATCTTAATATTTATGATAGAGACGACACTTCTCTGTTTGCGATTCATTTAGACTATCAAGAAAAGAATCTTACTTATACAGCCGCAGCAGGCGAACCATTTGTGCAGGTTTTATATAGAGACGCTCAAGGTGAAATTTACGTATTCAATCAAAACGGTGAACAGGTAGGTCATGAGCCTGTAGACCCTACAGCGGCAAGCACTTCTGGTTTTTCTCCTTATGGTTTCGACAACCAAGCTGGCTTTAAGTTTCAATTTGGAGCTTTTGGTAGAATAGGAAGTTTGCAATCATACAGCTTTGTTAAACCAGCAGCAAATGTAGGATCTTACATAGCAGCTTTTGGAGTTATAAATAAAGACATAACTAAAATAAAAGCTCAGAGCTTAGGTAGACTCTTAGGGGAAAAATATCTACCGTAAGAATTAATATCTTTGCCCTATGAAGAAACTTTTATTTACTTTATTTATTCTTCCTAGCGTTTTATTTGCTCAAGGAAGTTGGTTGGATGTTCAGGTTCAAACAGATGAGTATGCTGGAGAAACTTCTTGGGAGATACTCAATGAAGAATCTGAGGTAGTGGCAGTAAGCCCCCCATATCAAAACAACACCCTACAAAACCATATGGTATTCCTACCTTCTGGCGATTATGAGTTTGTAATGATGGACGCTTTTGGTGATGGTATATGCTGTCAGTTTGGAGAAGGGTGGTATAGAATAAGCAATACATGTGGATTAGACACAGCAGTGTATGATTTTGACACGGCGTTAGACACCATACCGTTTACACTTAACCCGTGTATTCCGCCTCTTCCTGGATGTACTGATCCTATTGCAAACAATTACAACCCTTGGGCTAATATTGATAACGGAAGTTGTAATGTATTTGAATGTGACTCTACGGAAACTCTAGTGTCAATGGATCTTACGCTAGACACATGGCC